AATGTGAACGCAATGGGCAAGGTGGTTATTTCGTTGTCGGTGCCGAACAACACAAGGTGACGGAAGATGCCAATTATTATTATTTTTGGGTTGGCGTTCTTAATTCCGTGGACAAAGAAACCAATGTTCGTGCCGTGTCCTTGTCGTATGGCTTCACCACAATTAACGGGCGTTATATAAAGACCGGGCGCATTCAAAGCAGCGGAGACGGTGTAAGTTACTTTGATTTGGATTCCAACATCATGGTGCTTGGTGACAAACTTGACTACAATTCAAAGCAAGATGGCGTTTTACGCCTGAAAGGAACAATTGTGCAAAGTTCAAGTGGTGATGAATCGCCATTGCCATGTTTCCGTGGCGTTTACAATGCGAAATATACGTATTATCCCGGCGACACGGTGATTTACGACCCCGATGGTGGAACGCATTATTCGCTTTATTTGTGCGTATTGCGTTGCACGGGTATTGCCCCGGACAATTACCGATATTGGCAATTACAAGCAGCCGCCGGAACAAGCGGTGCCGATGGTTCGGATGGTGTCAACGGTGATTGGGTAACGTATGTGTTTATCCAATCGGAAACGAAACCCGAAACGCCAACAAGCGCATTGCCGATGCCAACAGGTTGGTCGGATGCACCAACCGCCACGGGCAAATGGTGGATGTCGAAAGCAACCGTTTCAGGAACCACCGGATTGGTGGTTGGCGGGTGGAGTGAACCCGTGCAAGTCACCGCCGAAGATGGTGTTGATGGTGCTTACACCGATTTCAAATATCAAAAGAATAATTCATCAACCGAATATCCGGAATGGAATCCCGATGAACGCGACCCCGGTGGTGATTGGACAGATGAACCACCAAGTCTTGAAAGCGATGAATATTTGTGGATGATTCAGGCGGATATATATGCCGATGATACGTTGAAAACCCCGTGGTCAACGCCCGTGCGCATATCGGGTGAAAATGGTTCGGATGGTGTCAACGGTGTTGGCACACGTTTGGTGTATCGTTACTATATTGGGCAACCACCCGTTCCAACCGGAACAGCTTTGACCCCAACCGGATGGATGGACACCCCCGACAAAGAAACGTTTGGAATCACGTATGATGATAGCGATTGGGAACAAGATGCCGATGGCTTTTATAAATCACCGACAATCGAAGATAATGGCATCACAACGCAACGCATACGGTTCACCACCACCAAGGCGAACCAACAAATCATTGTGCAAGCTAAAGTTTCGTCAGAATCGAAATTTGATTGGCTTTTGATGGGCAAACTTGACACAGAGGGCTTGACGCGAACCGCCAATTTTGCGGAACGCATATCCGGTGATGGCGTTACGGCGGTGTGGTATCTATCAATCCCAACCGTGGGCGAACACTTTGTTGACATTGCCTTTGCCAAAGATGGTTCAACTTCATCATACAATGATTGTGGTTATTTCCGTATCATTGACACCGATGATTGTTGGATTTCCTTTGGTACGGTTGCCGCCGATGGCAAGGTTGCATCATGGTCAACGCCAAAGCAATTCTTGACCGACAACGCAAGTGAAGAATATATTTACTTGTTGATGAAGATTAAGGAAACACCCACCACGCCCGTGTCGGATGCTTACGTTGATGATTACGTGCCGGACATCGTTGTTGCTGATTATGATTCGGAAACGACCTACAACACCGGGCAACTTGCGCGTGGTGAAAACGGCAAGGTGTATGCGGCAAAGAAAGATGGGGTTTCGGTTGTGCCCGTAACGAAAACCACGTTGGCGAATGGTCTTGAAACCTATCTTGTCAACACATTTTATTGGGAAGTGTTCAAACCTAATTGGACTGATAACCCACAAGATGTGTCAACAACATATCGTTATCAATATGAATCTAAACGAACAAAGGTTGATGGCAAGTGGGGTGCATTCTCAACGCCCGTTCTTTGGAACTACTTGCCCGAAGATGGCAAGACAGGTGCCACAGGTGATGCCGGACAAAATGGCGATTATTACGAATTTCGTTACAACAAAAGCGGGTCAACCACCAAGGCACCCGACATTGATACAAGCAGCCGCAACCCCGGTGATGATTGGACAACCGAAATGCCAACGGTTAGTGTCGGTTATTACCTTTGGATGACGTGTGCCAAGATTTCCGGCACGGACGATTCGTTGTTGTCTGATTGGACAACCCCGGTTCGTGTCAGTGGCGAAAAGGGTGACACAGGTGCAGCGGGCAAAAGCCCCGTGATGGTATTCCGTGGCGATTGGTCGGCGGAAAAAACGTATTATGGTACGGAAAACCGATTGGATTGCGTCAAATACACCGATGGTGCATATTACATTGCCCAAATCACCGCCGGAACAATCACCGCCGGAACGTTGCCAACGGACACTTCAAAGTGGAATCCGTTTGGTGCATCGTTTGAAAGCGTGGCAACCGAATTGCTTCTTGCGGAATTTGCTTACATTGAAAATCTTGGTGTTCGCGACCTTAAAACAGCCGAAAGTGGGCGGCGTGTGCATATCAGCTCACAAGAAAACGCAATGACGGTTTACGATGATGATGATTCGGCAAGTATTCAGATTGCGGGGAAAACCGTAACGGATGCCGAATTGTTTGGTGGCGCAAATGTGACGGTTCAACCGACAAATGTGGATAAAACATTCAACTTTACCACAAGCAACCAAACGGCAACGAACACCGCAAGTTCAAAATCGTTCAGTTTTGAAAATGAAGGCAATTTCGATGGTTCGTTCACCTTGCAGTTGTCCGGAACGGTCAACACGGGAACAAACAACACCGGAACAACGCAAATTTCCAAAAGCCCAAGTGCAACATTGAAAGTGTTGCTTGATGGCAACATTGAACTTGGAAGTGTGACAATCAATTACGTTCAAATCGGTGGCGGTTTCCCAACGGCTAAACAAGATTTCACGTTCAGTCAAGCAATATCCAAAGGACAACATATAATTACGGTGGTTTTGACGACCAATTCACCTTATTTTTATTCGGGCGGTTCGATGTCAATCACCGCAAAGGCGACATTTGGAGAGTGTAAAGCAACGGCGGACATTCGCAAATCATTGTATTTTGCCAATGGCAATGCAGTCGGATGCAGTTCAAGCCAATATGTTGAAACGGTTATCGAAAGCAGCTTATTAAACCACAAAGTCGAAGCCGGGAAAGTGGGGATTCACTTCAACAATGGAGTGATGAAGATAAAATTGCCCAATGGAACGGGTGAAACGTGGTACACCGTATCACGCGACACAAGCACCGGGGCGTTGATTCTAACCCCCTGATTCGATGATGTGTAAAGTACGAATGCAATGAAAAACTTTGTCAGGAACGCCGGGTGTTCCTGATAAAGTTACTAACACGTTATTTTCATTTGTATTATAGTACGACAAATTTTCATAATTTTGCAATCAAATTCATAATAAGAAGAAGTTATGGACACAACAAGGTCGGGCGAACAAGTTTCCGCCCAAATCGCAAAAATGGGTGTGATTGCGTTGACTGATGATGGCTTCAAATTGCCGGATGGTCAATGCTTCAACATCAAAAACGATGGCATTGCCGCCGTTACCTTATCGGTGCAGCTTGCGGGAATGCCTGATGGTGATTACATCGAAACGCAATTTGATTGTGGATGGAATCCCGAAATCGTGAAGTCAATCAAGCCAACATCGTTGGCAAACATCAACTTAAAATGGGGCTACTAATATGGGTCTTTTAATTGGAGTTGGCAACACGCAACCCGCGTTTGCTTACGATTATTATTATGGCATCGAATGGGATGTCACCGTGTCCAATCCGACACCAACACGTGTCGGAAAGGCAGAGTTGCACAAGTCATTGCCCGTGCAATCAAAGATGCGCCGTTGCCTTTTGAAAGATGATGGCAGTGTCAATTACTACTTACACGCCAATGATTCATCGAAGCGTGACAATGGTGCAGCCGCCGACCTTACGGGTGCCGATGGACAATTCATGGTTGAATTGCCTGATGGCTATTTCCGTTTTGAAATGGATGGCAACACCCGCCGCGCATTGATGTCCGACCGTGCGTTGCCCGGATTCATTCTTTTCAAGAAAGATTATGTTTCCGCCGATGAAGCGTGTGTGCAGCGTTCCACCAAGACACTTTGCGCGGTGGTAAACACCGATGCCGATTATCGTGGTGGCAACAATAACACCGCCTATGACGACACCGACCACACTTTGCTTGGATGCCCGGCAACAAGTATATCATTAACCGATTTCCGCACGTATGCCCGCAAACGTGGTTCGGTTTCGTGGAATTGCAACTTGTATCAGACACACAAGAAATTGTGGTGGTTCTTTGCAATTGAATATTGCACATTTAACAGCCAAGCCGCCGTGAACACCGCCTTAACATCGGAGGGTTATCACCAAGGTGGACTTGGTGATGGCGTAACAACGCTTAATTCAACCGCGTGGAGTAATTTTAACGCTTACAACCCATTCATTCCTTGTGGTTATACCTTATCACTTGGTAACAAAACGGGCGTTGTGGCGTTCACAATGCCGGAATCATACAACAACAATTCCGGATTGGTGGTTTACGTGCCATCATATCGTGGTGTTACAAATCCGTTTGGACACATTTGGAAGTGGACGGATGGTTGCTTGTGCAACATTCAGAGTGAAACAAGCGGTGGTTTGTCTGAATTTTACGTTTGTGACGACCCAACGAACTTTGCAAGCACCATTTCGGCAAACTATCAGTTGCGCGGCAACTTGCCCCGTTCAAATGGTTACGTGAAAGAATTAATCATGGGTGAGTATGGCGAAATCATGCCATTAAGCATTGGCGGTGGTTCAACAACATACCTATGTGATTATTTTTACACTAACATTCCGTCAAGCGGTACTTCAACGCGCGGTGTTTTGTTCGGCGGTGCTGCGAATTATGGCTCGTCTGCGGGGTTCGTGTCTGCGTATACGTATTCTGCGCCGACGACTTCGCATGCGTATTTCGGTTCTCGGCTTTGCTTTTTCCCAATCGAAGCGGCGTAGCCGCGCCAAATCGAAACAGGCGTAAGCCCAAATCGAAATTCCAAATCGAAGTTTTGAACTAACAAAATAAGGTCGTCCGATGTCGCGGTGTTTTGTTCAGCGGTAATGCGAATAATGGCACGAATGCAGGGTTCGTGTATGCGAATACGAATAATACGCCGACGAATACGAATGCGAATATCGGTTCTCAGCTATGCTTGTAAAAATATAGTTGCATATCGGAAGCCTTGCCACAAAAACGACACATTGTGTGTCGAATGAGTTGGGGCAACCCAACGGCAAAAAATAAACAACGTTGAACGGTTTTGGTAGGGGCAACCCCGAAGAATCCTATTAATCAAGCAAACAAAAACTTGAAAAGAATAAACAACATATTTGAACGTGTGATAAGCCTTGAAAACTTACGCCTTGCGGACGAAAAAGCCCGCAAAGGTAAGTTGCGCACATACGGTGTGCAGATGCACGACAAAGCCCGTGAAGCGCACATTCAGGCGTTGCACGAACAATTAAAGAATGGAACGTTCAAAACTTCACCATATCACATTTTTACGATATTTGAACCCAAAGAACGCCGGATTTATCGGTTGCCATATTTTCCCGATAGAATCTTGCATCATGCCATTATGAACGTACTTGAACCCATTTGGGTGGGTGTGTTCACAAAAGACACTTATTCGTGTATCAAGAACCGTGGAATCCACGCTTGTGCAAAGTCGGTGAAACGTGCATTGAAAAAAGATGCAGCCGGAACGAAATATTGTCTTAAAATTGACATACGCAAGTTTTATCCGTCAATTAACCACGAATGTTTGAAAATGGTTGTGCGGCGGAAACTCAAAGACAAACGATTGTTGGCGGTACTTGACGAAATCATTGACAGCACCCCCGATGGTGTGCCAATCGGCAACTATTTGTCACAATACTTTGCAAACTTGTTTTTGGCATACTTTGACCATTGGTTAAAAGAGGAAAAGCGCGTGAAGTATTATTGGCGATATGCCGATGATATTGTCATATTATCCGACAATAAAGATGAATTGCACCAACTTTTGCACGAAATTCGGGCGTATTTATCCGGATTGAAGTTGAAAGTAAAACACAATTATCAAGTGTTCCCGGTTGATTCACGCGGCATTGACTTCTTGGGTTATGTCTTTCGTCACACCCATACAAAATTACGCAAATCCATCAAACAAAAACTTTGCCGCCGGGTGGCGAACTTGAACAAGCGCAAAACACCGTTGACAAAAGAACAATATCGTCAACAGATTTGCAGTTGGTGGGGATGGTGTAAATATTGTAATTCAATTCACTTAATAAACAAATTAAAAACATTGATGCCTTATGAGATTAGCTTCAATCGCCCCAAATGCGCATTACGACATGGCGCACGGGCAACCCATTCCGCTTGAACGCGATAACGATGGTTCTTATCTGTTCCGCGTCAACATCGAACCCGAAATGGATGTTCCCATTGGCAAAGAGGAAGAAGAACAAATCGGTTGGAAGTGTTATGAAGTCCGCGTTTGGTCACAACCCACCAAAGCAGCTTTGAAGAAAGCGTTGATTCGTTCAGTTGTGGACGAAACCGCGGAATTTGACATGGTCAATTCCTACAACAAACACGTCCTTGGTGTTAAGGTTGACGAAACCGCAGTGGACGAATACAAAGAATTTCTTCAATTCACCGAAGAAATTGACGATGAATTAACAAATTACTAATGAACATTTACCTTTAAGACAATGGCAAAATTTAGTGTGATGGGCGTTGAATCCGAAGCCATTATTGGCAAGGGCATCGAAATTGATGAACTTTTCGGCAAACGCATACTTATAAGCAAGACAATCATTCAACCCACAAAATATCCGGGCAAGAACTCGTCCGGGTTACGAATGCAAATGCAAGTGATATTTGCAACATTCAACGAAGAACCCGATGATGAAGAAGATTATTTTGTGAAAGATGAAAACGGTTTACCCGTTGGTGAACGCCGTTCTTGTTTCACCGGGTCAGACAATTTGATTGGGCAAGTCAGACAAGCCGAAGCAAATTTGCCTGAAATAAACAAGAAACGTGAAGCCGATGGGAAACGTCCGCTTAAAGTTTATCCCATGGACACTATCATTGTCAAGAACGGCAAGTGTTTTTATTTCACTTGAAATGACACAACATATCCAATCATATTTGTACGACTTTGGCAAAGCACTTGTTGGTGTGGCGGGCGGTTGTGTGGCAATGCTGCAACCAACCGTTCCGTTCATTGCCATTTGCACACTTGCGGTGCTGATGGATTGTTACACGGCATGGTCTTTGTCACGGCGCGTCAAAAAGAAATACCCCGGTGCAAATGATGGAAAGTTCAAAAGTCATTATGCCGGGCGTGTGTTTATCACTATGCTAAAAGTGTATGCAATCATTGTTCTTGCGTTCCTGATTGATGTTTACATTTTCCCCGACATCAATATGATGTTACCCAACATCATATCCGGTGCCGTTTGTTTTTGGCAAATTTGGTCAATGCTTGAAAATGAATCGTCTTGCAATGATGCGCGTTGGGCAACAATCGCTCAACGCATTATGATTGACAAAACGGAACGTCACTTTGATGTTGACTTGTCCGAATTGAAGAAGAACAGCGAAAGCAGCACACCCGACACCCACGAACCAACTAAAAACGAATAGCGATGGCAAATGTGAATATCCTTTTCCCATTCATTCTTCAACGTGAGGGTGGATTTGTTGACGACCCCGCCGACAGCGGTGGCGCAACCAACAAAGGGGTCACAATCGGAACTTGGAAACAAGTTGGTTATGACAAAGATGGTGATGGTGACATTGATGTTGCCGACCTCAAATTGTTGTCGGACAACGATGTCTTAACCCGTGTTCTTAAACCACATTTTTGGGATAGGTGGAAAGCCGACCAAATCCAATCACAAAAGATTGCAAACATCTTGGTGGATTGGGTGTGGGCAAGTGGGGCAACAGGCATCAAACGCCCGCAAGCACTTCTTGGTGTGCAAGCTGATGGCATCGTTGGCAATAAGACCTTGATGGCGGTGAATTTCGCAGACCCCGACCAATTGTTTGATGCGTTGGTCAAGGCGCGTGAAAAACATTTCCGTGAAGTCGCCGCCAATAGTGTTGCAGCTTACGAAAAGAAGATTGGGCGCAAAGCCACCACCACCGAAAAAATGAAGTACACCAAACAACGCTTTTTGAACGGTTGGTTAAACCGCCTGAAAGCACTTCAAAAACTCTAAGCGATGAAACGTTTATTCTTACATCTTCAATTGGTGGTGTGCCTGATGCTTCTTTTCGGGTGCGCAACAACCAAGAAACACGTTGAATCGGTGTCAACGGCAACGGTGGTGGAGCAATCCACCGCCAATGCCAAATCAGAAAGCAGCGTGGAAAAGGTTGTTGACACAACAAAGACCATCACGGGCAAAGTCACCATCACCGAAATCGTGTTTGACACAACACCGGATGTTGCGCAAGAATCCGATTCGGCAAGAAATCGTGGTCAGCCTGAAACGACCACGACAGGAACGGCAACCCACCACAAATCAACCATTACATTGTCCACGGTCGGAAATATTAATGGTGTGGTCAAGAGTATAAGACAAATGGTGATTGAATCTAATGTCACCGAAAAAGGGGAGAGCCGGGAAAGCCAAGACCAAAATGAATCCAAAAGCAATGCAAGTGCATTGCAAAAGGAAAACACCGAAACCACCAAAGCGACAACCACACCAATCAAGCCGTGGTTTGTTGTGATTGGGGTGGCGGCGATTGCGGCAATAATTCTTCTTTACCTGAAACGTCAACCAATAATCAATTGGATAAAAACAATTTTATCAGGTTTAAGGCGTATTTTTACCAAAAATTGACTATCTTTGCAACATCATTGTTGCGAAAGCCACCGCAAGGTGGAACAATGAACATTGCCCGGCGAAAGTCGGGCAATTTGTGTTAAAAATAGGGGCAATCGTGGACATTTCCGTGGTCATACCAAATCCACGAATAAAAGAAAAAGCACTTAACCGATTGGCTAAATGCTTTTTATCTATCATTTTTAATCAATGACATTGCGGAGAGACAGGGAGCATGACCCGTGGAAGCCCCCAATTTCATGGAATGCCAATTTGCCGAATATTACCAATTTATCTTTTTGTGGTGATATTGGACAATCCCATAAAATGCCATTTCTATGGTCAAAAATCGTGGTCGTTTTCGTGGACACCATTTTGGGCAAATAAATTCGTGGTCAAAGGTTGTCAAACCTTGACATGGATGTTCTTTTCAGTTCGTCAACAATGGCAACGTATGGTTTCATTGCTTCAAAGCGAGAATGCCCCGTCCAACGCATAATCACTTCGGCGGGGATGCCAAGTTCAAGCGCACGAACCACAAAAGTCCGCCGGGCAACGTGTGTTGTTAGCAATTGCCATTTCGGAAGCACTTCTTCAAACCGTTGGTTGCCCTTGAAATAAACAATGCGTGTGGGTTCGTCAAGACCACACAATTTGCCCAAATCTTTCAAGTGTGCATTCATCTTTTCATTGGATATGACAGGCAACGCCAAATTTGATTTGAACTTGGTGTTGGCATACTTTTCAAGAATTGCCCGTGAATGCTTGTTCAATTCGATGCGCAACCCATCAATGGTTTTCTTTGTGACAACGCAAATGTGGTCGGGTTTGATGTCACTTCTTTTGAGTTTGGCAACATCGGAGTAACGCAACCCGGTGAAGCAGCAGAACAAGAACACGTCACAAACCCGTTCAAGTGATTCTTGTGATGGTGTGAACGGGTATTCTTGCAACCTTGCGACTTCTTCTTTGGTCAAATAGATAATATCTTTGTCGGTGCAAACACCTTTCAACTTTGGCTTGAACGTGTCGTGTAATTGCCCATCGTAATATCCGGATTGGTTTGCCCAACGCAAGAACCACCGGAAGAACGAAAGGTGTTTGGCAATGGTGGTGTTGCGCATACCAATCTTTGTCAAGTGGTCAACATATCCTTGCATCTTTTCTTCATTCAGGTTGTAGAACGACAACAACGGGTCAAAGGTGTGTAAATGGTTCTTTAATGCCGTGAACTTTTCAAAGGTTGCTTTTGTCCATTGGTTTTTCTTGCCCATTGTCTTGGTGAATAAGTCAAAGCACGGGAAGAACTCAATGCCGTGGTTGTCACCAATAACCGACTTGATGCGTGTTTGGTGTCCAACCATATCGTTGAATAATTCCTTGACTTCACCACGTGTCGGAACACGTTTTTCAATAAGTTCGTAACGTGCCATCACGTCACCGAATATTGCCCGCCATTCGTTCATCAACCGCAATACTTCATCATAATATGGTGAATCCACCACCGGGGTTTGCTTTTCGTTATCCCATTCATCGTGCGCAAGTATATATCCGGTTGATATGTCAACAGGGATTTCACCTTTCAGGGTGAAACGCATTCTTATGGACACACCATTGGCGCGTTTATAGCCAAAGAACTTAACCGACCATTTAATTTTCATCGTTCTTTTCGTTTTTAAGCATCTTGCCACGTCCAAGAAGCAACCATTCGGCGGACACCTCAAAGTCCGTGCATATCGCCGCCAATGCGTCCAAATCAATGGTTTTGTAACGCATATTTTCCAACTCCAAATTGATTTGGGTTTTCATCGTTGCATATTTCACCCGGTTCAAATCGTGGTCTTGACAAAACGATTTCAAATTGGCAATTTTGCCACGACTGATTGCCAATTCCAATGCTTGGAAGAACCGCCGGGATATATTCACCGATTTGGGGTTAACTGATTTCTTCATGTCGTTTCATCTTTACTTGATAATCGGCAATCATTCGTTCATATTGTTCTTTATTGACCTTGACAAATTCTTCATCTTTCATCGAAGCCAATTCAAGTGCATCAAAGATGTCGTGTGGCATCACCGAATAATAAGATGGGTTGCCATAATAATCGGCAACACGTATTGTTATTGTTTCCATATCATTGATTTGGTTGGGTAAGGCGATTTATTATTATAATAAGGTCGGAAATCTGTTTTTGCGATTCCCGCAAGGCTTCTTCTTTGGTGACTAACAATTTCATCAATGTTTCATCACCTTGTGAATTGTGGTTCACGGTCATTGTTCCGGCGTTGATGTTGTCGCCGGACTGATTGGTTTGTGTTTCCACGGATGCACCACCACCCGCAAAGGTGTGTGCGTTGATTTCAAGGGAACGTAATATTGCGTCTTTTGAATTGGGAATTTTGCGCCCTGATTCCCAATTTTGCACGGTCTTGGTATCCACGCCAATGCGCTTTGCAAGTTCAACTTGTGTCAAGTTCAACTTTTTGCGTAATTCTTTAAGTTCTAAACCATTCATCTTTAGGCGATTAATATATTTTAACTTTTTAATTAGCGAAATATTCCGTGTAAACTATTGCAAAACACGGAATATTCCGTAACTTTGCAAGCGTAAACGATGAACGCCACAAAGGTAAAGCGAAAATTTACACAATCAAATGACAAAGATACGTCATTTTTCGTGGAAACAATGCGGCGAACACCGGAAAAATAAGTTTAACAACAAAAATTTCGCAACAATGAAAGTAACTATTGTAAAGAACACGAAACTTGAAACCGTTGGTTTCCACGTTGAATCCTCAAAGGGGGTCACGATTTACACGCAAGGCATTGCAGCTTTGCCAAGCAACTTCACCTTAACTGTTCCCGGTGATGATTACGAAGAAGAAATCTTTGCAATCGTCCGTGCCAAAGAACAGGTTTGCGCCGCCGATGATATGTTTTCAATCTTTTGCGCCGCCGTTGATGAAAAGGCAATCAAGGTTGAACGCGATTCATTGGGTACATGGAGCATTCAACATTCATTCCTTGATAAGTTGATAAACGAAGCCAACGTGATTCTACAACACAAGGTTGAACTACTAATCAATAAAATATTGAAGTGATAATCAATCCGCCGGGGGCGGAATACGCCGCCCCCGCCAACACAACAGATTATGAGTAAAGAACTATTTTCATTCCAAAAAGGGTGGTCGCAAGTGAAGAACGGCGACATTCCCGAATGTCGTGAACGCCTGATGGCGGCATTGAACATCAAAACCCGCGTGTCGTGGGGCAAGCGATTGAAAGGCGAAATCGAACCCAAGATTTCGGAAGTCAAGGCGGTTGAACAAGTCTTTGCCGCCTATGGTATCAAAGAAGTTTGGGGCTTATGATGGAACGTGCAATTCTAACCAAACGTGAAACCGAAATTGCGGAATTATTCGCATGGGGCGCAAGCAAGAAAGATGTTGCAAATCGCCTTTTCATTTCGGAAAGAACCGTTGAAAATCACACCCGCAATATTTATGCAAAAATCGGGTGCCAAAAGGTCAACGAATTATGTGCGTGGTGGTTTTGCACAACATTCCACATTTCCTTTGAGTTGTCGCCGTTGAAACGCAAATTGTTTGCAACGATGTGTCTTATCCTGATGATTCCATCAATCTTGAACATCGAACATTCCGACATGATGCGTTGCCGGACAACAAGAACAACTTCAACAAGAACCATTCGTTCCCGCCGTGGTCGTGATGGTGAAGATGTAATAACATTATTCTAACAATCAAAAATTTCGCAACGATGAAACAATTATTCATTAAACTTCTCAAAGAGTTTTCCGGCGGACAACAACCGATGACAACCCGCCAACGCCTGATTTATGTTTGGTGGTCGGTATCACTGACAATGACAATCCTTTGTGCTGAAAACCTACTTATTTGCTTCTTGTGGGTGTTGTCATTCGGATGGGCAAGTCAATACCTCAAAGAAGTTCCCATTCCGGAAGATGAAGAAGATGAAGATGATTATAAATTAGATGAAGAAATCAATGATTGATGTTAACCCGAATACACGCTTGATTGACTTAACCGTTGGGCAGCTTCTTGAATTGATTGATTCGGCAAAGGGTCAACCGATGGAAGTGGCAGAACCCACCACGAAGTCTTATGAATACGGAATTGCCGGAATTGCAAGAATCTTTAATTGCAGCATATCAACCGCCAACCGTATCAAGAAAAGTGGTGTGATAGATAAGGCAATCACACAACGTGGTCGGTTAATAGTCATTGACATTGAACAAGCAATCGAACTTTTTAATAATAAATAAATTCGCAACGATGAAAGTAATATTAAAATCCTTGACACTCACCAACTTCATGGGTGAAAAGTCAAGAACAACGACATTCAACGATGATGTCACCACGATTTCCGGTGGCAACGGACTTGGAAAGACAAGGCATTTCAATGCCTTTACATGGTTGCTTTTCGGCAAAGACATTCTTGACCGTAAGGACTATGAAGTAAGAACCCGCGTCAACAACCAAGTGATGCACAAGGTGGAATGCAGCGTTGCCGCCACACTGATTGTGGATGGTGAAGAACTTCACCTTAAACGTGAATCGGTGGAAGATTGGGTGAAACCTCGCACCAAGCAAGAAGAAGTTTTCAAGGGCAACCACAACGAATGTTGGTGGAATGATGCACCAATCAAAGTCGGTGAATTTGACAAACGCATTGCCGACATCATTGACACGCCCATCTTTAAGATGTTGACCAACCCGTTGTTCTTTGCCAATATGCCTTGGAAAGCCCAACGCAACGAATTGTTCAAACTTGCCGGAACAATCACGGATGCAGAATTAGCCCAACGCAAGCCCGAATTTCGTGATTTGGTGGAAACCTTAACCAACAAGTCATTGAACGATTTCAAAGCCGAAATCGCGGCTAAAATAAAGAAATTGAACGCAAAGAAAGAGGAAATCAACCCGCGCATTGACCAAACGCAAAAGATGATGCCGGACAATGACAACTTTGCAGAAATCGAAAAGCAGATTGCCCAAATTGATGGCGAAATCACCACCATTGACCAAGCAATGTCGGATAACGCCGCCCGTGTCCGCCAAGCATACGAAGCGGAACAGGCAAAGCAACGCCAAATTTACGACATCATTGCCAAACGTGATGCGTTGGTTCGCAATGCCGAAAATGCCGCCAGTGAAGCAGCTTCAAACGCCAATTCACATCGGCGTGAATTGCAAACCACATTGACGTCAAAGAAACGTGAACTTGCCGTTGTTCAACGTGGCTTGAAGTCGGTGCAAGACATGGTTGCAAATTACGAAAGCGATATTGTCCGGATGAATAAAGACCTTGACGCAATGCGCAAGACATGGGAAACCATTGACGCGGAGCAATACACCGGAAGTGACATTTGTTTCCATTGCCACCAACCATTGCCCGCCGAAATGCGTGAAACCAACTTGAAGAACTTCAATCTTGATAAGGAAAAACGCCAAAGCCATATCGAAGAAGATGCCGAAAACCTTGCCAAACGCATTGCAGCCGCCACCGCAAGTCTTGAAGAAAGCCGCAAACAGGTTGCGCAACAATCCGATGATGCCGAAAACCTTGCCAACGAAATCAAGACACTTGAAGCAACCATCGAAGCCACACCGGAAGTTGCCCCGGCAGCCATCGTTCCCGAAAACGTGGATGGTTATGCAGCTTTGACCAAACAGGCGGACGACATCAAAGCCACCGTTTCAACAAGCGTAGCAACGGATGATGGCAATGCAGAGTATAAGACACGCAAGGTGGAATTGAACGCCCAACGTGATGCCCTGAAAGCACGTCTTTCAAAGCGTGAACAGATTGCCGATGCCAACAAGATGATTGCCGAATTGGAAGAATACGGGCGTGATTTGGCACAACAGATTGCCGAATTGGAACAACAACAATTCCAACTTGGTGAATTTACCCGTTGCAAGATTGACGAATGCGAAAGCAGAATCAACAACTTGTTCAAATACGTCAAGTTCAAGTTGTTTGATTACACCATTGAGGGTAACGAATATGAAACGTGTTACCCATTGGTGGATGGCGTTCCATTCGGTGCCGCAAACACCGCCGGACAAATCAACGCGGGTCTTGATATTATCAATTCCCTTTGCCATTACTATGGCTTGAACGCCCCGATTTTCATTGATAAGCGTGAAAGCATCAATGACTTGGTTGCCACGGAATCACAGATTATCAACCTTGTAGTAACAAAAGAACCACAATTAACAATCAAATAACAAACCATCATGTCAACTGAAATTCAAAAAGCCCAAATGGGCAACACCACCGCCGTGGGGTTCAACTTCTTTGACCCACAACAATTCGACATCATGCAAAGATATTGCAAGTTGTTTGCATCGTCTGACCTCGTGCCGGAAATCTACAAAGCGCAAATCAAGCCGATTCCGGTGGGCGCAAACGAACAACAGGTTGCCCAAATTCAGGCGGACAACCAAAGCGCAATGACCAAGGCAATGGCAAATTGCATGATTGCACTTGATTACGCTTTTCGTGTCGGTGCTTCACCCTTGATGGTGATGCAGAACGTGGCAATCATATATGGTCGCCCCGCCCCCGCTTCAAAATTCCTGATTGCAACGGTCAATTCTTGCGGGCGATTTGAACCATTGCAATTCCGTTTCACCGAAAAAGGTGCAATGGGCATGGTTGATTACACCGATTACGTGTGGAACGACCGCACCCGTAAAAAAGAAGCTGTCAACAAGCAATTCGATGGCAAGAACATTCAGGACATCGAATGCGTGGCGTTCACAACCAAGCGTGGTTCGGATGAAGTCTTGGAATCCGTTCCGGTTTCAATCCGAATGGCGGTTCAAGAGGGTTGGTACACCAAGAGCGGTTCAAAGTGGGTAACAATGCCCAAGTTGATGTTGACATATCGTGCCGCGTCAATGTGGACTAACACTTACGCCCCCGAACTTTCAATGGGTATGCGCACAATCGAAGAACAACAAGACATCGTTGACGTGGACTTTGAAGATGTCACAAACAAAGAACAACGTGTCGTCAAGGTGAATTTGCCTCAACGTGAAGCAGCCACGCAAGCAGCAGAACCCACCACCAACGAAGCCCCCGCCCCGGCGCAACAGGAAGAACCCAAACAGGTGGAACGCGCCAAAGAGGAACAACCGGAGCATAAGCCCCAAGCGACTTCAACACCACAAGCCCCAACCCGTAAAAAAGCCCCGTTCTAATGGTTTTGAAAGTTCTTGGAAGCAGTTCCAAAGGCAATTGTTATTTACTTGACAATGGCAAGGAAGCATTGATGATTGAATCCGGTGTTTCCTTTGCCAAAGTCAAGCAAGCCTTGGATTTCGACATCAAACGCATCGTTGGTTGCATAATATCACACGAACATGGCGACCACGCCAAACACGTGAAAGATTGCATCAACGCCAACATTCCGGTGTTTATGTCGCAAGGCACACGCAACGCCCTTGGATTGGATTACACCCGATTGGCTAACGTGATGGACAAAGTGAACTTCACCCACCTTGGTGGTTTTGAAGTCATTCCATTTCAGGTTGAACACGATGCCGCCGAACCGTGGGGTTTCCAAATATATCACCCTGATTGTGGAAATGTGTTCTTTGCCACGGACACACGCATTTTTGGTCGTGACACGGATTTTGGCAGTGAATTTTATGTTCCGGAAGATGTGAACCAACTGATGATTGAATGTAATTACCAAACATCAATCTTGGAACACAATGTGGAAATTGGCAAACTTCACCCATCGTTGGCACGGCGAACCCGCAAAACCCATTGCAGCTTGGACACGGTGTTGGCATCACTCGCCCAATGGGATTTGTCACAATGTCGGAATATCGTGTTGCTTCACTTATCGGAAACCAATTCGGATGCCGATATGTGCAAGGAAGAAGTGATTGGCGCAACCGCCAAGAAAGTCACCATTGCCGAACCCGGTGTGAATATCAACTTTAATAAAAATCTTTTATACTTCACTAACAATGAAACGTTACAAATTACATTATGCCGATGAAGTGGTTGGAACATACGCCACACGGCAAGAAGCCGCCCAAGGTCTATTGGACGACATGGACGACCGCAACGATGGTTATGAACCTAATGATGAAGATTACACCACCCCGTTTGATTACGACTTGGAAGAAGAAGAAATTCCAAGCGAAATCAACGAAATTGTCACCGGATTCACAACCGCCCGTGATTACCTTGGTGGTAAATCAAACATGGATTTCAAGATTAGCAAAAGCGCATTATCCAACAACATCTTGTCGCTCGAAGATGTCACCTTGTTGGTGCAATCGCTTAACCCAAGTCACGTGAAAGCACTTATCGCAATGAACACGTTGTTCACCATTGCACAGGCATGGAACAAGGCGGATGGCTTTGTGCCTGACTTCTCAAACTCTAATCAGGCAAAGTGGTACCCGTGGTTTGTCTATGACACCACCCGTGCGGGGTTCGTGTATGCGACTACGGCTGCTGCGCCGGCGAGTACGGATGCGTCTTTCGGTTCTCGGCTTTGCTTTAAGTCCTCAAATCGCGCTCGTCAATTCGGCAAACAATTCATCGACCTTTGGAACGAAGTTTTACTAATTAAAGATTAATATCATGGCAACAACATGGTTTCAAGGCACGGTTCGTTATGAACGCTGTGCAGAAAATGGCATGAAACAGAAAGTCACCGAACAATACCTTGTGGATGCGGTGACATTCACCGATGCCGAAAGCATTCTTTATGATGCAATCCGACCTTACGTGTCCGGTGAAATGGAAGTCAAGGCAATCAAGAAAACGAACTTTGCCGAAGTCTTTTCAGACCAATTCGGGATTTACTCGGAAGCTGATGCAGCCGTGGCAAAGGTGTTGAATCGCAATGCCAACCAATCGGAAACGCCGGATAAGTGGTTTTCGGTTAAGGTCAATTTCATTTCCATTGATGAAAAGACCGCCAAGGAAAAGAAAACGCCCGTTTACTACCTTGCGAATGCCAACACAACGCAAGTAGCGCAAAAGGTGGTTGAACTCAACTTGAAAGGCACAATTTCGGATTATGCCATTGAAAAGGTCGTGGAAACGAAGATTTTGGAAGTTGTTGTTTACAACATCAACCAAGCATCGTGAATTAGTTCAATTCATTACATTTCATCACGCAACTTGATTTAATAAACCAATCGCCCCCGATACAACACAGGTCGGGGGCAATAATAAACCAAATGAAGATGAAAGAAAAATTCTTTTTTTCACACGACCTTGATGCGAGGAACGACCCAAAAATTGTTGACCTGATGCGTGAACATGGGTTGGCGGGTGTTGGTGCGTTTTGGTGCATCGTGGAACAGCTTCACCAATCACCGGATGGGCGGATTCCCCTTGACCAATGCGCAAGTATTGCATTTGCATTGCACGTGGATTGCAAGTTTATTGCAAGTGTTATCCAAGAGTTCAATTTGTTCAAAAATGATGGCACATTCTTTTGGTCTGAATCGGTGGACAAAAGGCGTGAAAAGCGTGTTTCGATTAGCGAAAAGCGCAAAAACGCTGCAAATGCACGTTGGAATAATGCAAATGCACTGCAAAAGCAATGCACAAGCAATGCAATGATAAATGATAAATGTATAAATAATAATAACATCAATTCTTCTAACGAAGAATGTGATGTTGTGGAAAAAGGAAAAACCGCCAAGCGGTTTGTTCCACCCACACTTGAAGAAGTTGAAAAGTTTATACAAGAAAATCATTACACCGTTGATGCCACACGTTTCGTTGACTTTTATGAAAGCAAAGGTTGGTTCGTAGGCAAGAATAAGATGAAAGATTGGAAAGCCGCCGTGCGCGGATGGAACGCACGTGATAAGGGTGAAAGCCCCCGGCGACAATCAAAAAGCAATATGCCGATTAAAAATGTAAATGACGAATGGCAATGAATCAGGACATCACCGACATATTGAATTTTGTGGAGCAACGCGGAATGTTCAATCATTTCACCCGATACCAATATACCGATTACGACATCAACCGGGCATTGGAAGTGGTGGAAGCGTTGGGCAAACGGCGAAATCCCAAATTTGTGATTGATAGCAACAATCGGTTCACTTATGAAAATTTTATCAAATGGTGTCATTGTGATGAAACAATGAAAGCGTTGAATCCGGTCACGGGTGAAATCGTCAATGGGAACCGCAAAAGTGGAATTTACATTGGCGGAGCAACAGGCGCGGGCAAATCATGGTGTCTTGACCTGATGATGGAATATTGCATGATTTATCGGTTCAAAATAGTATTCAACGGTTACGAAGCGACCGAAACGACTTTGAATTGGCGGTCGGTTCGCGCCGATGATATAACCGACTACTTTTGCGAACATGGTAATATCAGGGATTTCAAGGCTCGCCAAATCTTGGGCATTCAGGATTTGGGATGCGAACCGCAAGAAGTGCTTTACATGGGCAACCGTTATGACGTGTTGCGCCAATTGATTGAATTTCGTGGCGACAAAACCGATGAAATCACCCTTATAACATCGAACATGAAACTTGGTGGTCAAAACCTCGTGAATCGTTATGGCGACCGTGTGGCAAGCAGATTGCACCAAATGTGCAACTACTTTGAGATAAAAGGCAAAGACCGCCGCAAACTCTAATTTATTATTCTTCAATCATTACATTACGAAAAAGAATTTAATTTAACATGGAAACAACATTGCAATTGGTTTACAGAACCGAAAAAGGAACACCGTTCACCACATCGTTGTTGGTGGCAAAGGTGTTCAACCGACAACATAAGAACATCATGAAGTCGGTGCGCCGCCTGATTGAACAGGGGTGGAATAAAGATTTCGTTCACGTTGGCAACACACGTGCAAAACAACATTTTTGCATGACCAAAAGTGGCTTTGAAGCAGTAACCGCCACATTGCCCAATTCTGATGCCGTGCGCAAACAATTCATCGAACAATTTGAAGCAACATTGCCCGTTCCGGTGACACGTCCGGAAAACCACGAAGTTGCATTGCCGGACATTGCTTGCACGGTTGAAGTGCATGAACAAGACAACGCGCAATTCGTGGACGCAAGGCAGCTTCAACAATTTCTTAATCCCGCGGCGGAATTTTCGGCGTGGTTCAAACGCCAAGTGGAAAGATGCGATTTCCAAGAGGGCGTGGAATACGCTATCAATAGCGAGAAAATGAACGGAAAAGATAGCTTGAAGTTAGGACGCAAGGCGATTGAATACGTATTCACCATTGATGCAGCCAAAGAAGTTTGCATGGTGGATGGTGGTCAACTTGGACGTGTTGCCCGCCGTTACTTCATCGCCATTGAAAAGAAGTTCCGTGAAATGGTCAAGCCAACAACCCCGGCAATTCCACAAACCTTTGCCGAAGCGTTGCGACTTGCAGCCACACAAGCCGAACAACTTGAAGCGCAATCAAAGCAGCTTGAAGAACAAGCCCCAAAGGTTGCGTTTGCCACCGCCCTTGAAGTTGCCGACCAATCCATTCACGTTGGCGAACTTGCCAAGCTGATACGCCAAAATGGTGTTGAAATTGGTGGAATACGCCTTTTCAAGTGGTTGCGCGCCAATGGCTTCATGACACGTAACAACCAACCCACGCAATATTCGCTTGAACGCGGGTTGATGGAAATGAAAACATCAACATGGGAAAACCCCAAAACAGGTGATTTGAACCAAGCGTTCACCACGCTTGTAACCGTCAAGGGTCAACAATACTTTGTAAACAAATTCATTTATCACATTGAACATCAATGAAAATCTACATTTCCGGAAAGATTACAGGTTCGCCAATGCCTGATGTCCGGCAACGCTTTGAGGATGCCGAAATATTGTGGTCGGAAATTGGCTTTGAAGTTGCCAACCCATTGAAGAACGGGTTGTCGGAAAATGCTTCTTACGAAGAACACCTTGCGTGTGATTTGAAGATGCTGATGGTTTGTGATGCCATTTACATGATTGATGGTTGGAAGCATTCGCGCGGCGCGAAGATTGAACGCGAATTTGCTAAACAACTTCACCTTTTGGTGTATTATGGCAACGATTTGCCGGAAGCAGAACACGCCCCGGTGGAATTTGCCCGCCAACCTGATGTGGAAAAGCAAGTGAAGTTGAATCGTATTCAAAGGGCGGTTTTTGAAACCACCGGGTTGCAGCTTCAACAATACGCCACAAAGAACCGCGCCAACGAATTGGTGTTTGCCCGAATGCTTTTCGTCTATCAATGCCGCCGCAACAACATGAAGTTATGCGAAATCAAGAAGTATTTGAAAATGACACATTCGGCAATGCTTTACTTGTTGCGCAAGTATAATGACGAAATCAAGTTCAACAACCAATTCCGTGAATTGGCAATGAAAGTAAATAATATATTAAATCCCAAACAATAAGATGCAACATAAATTTCCATATCGTTGGACACTGAAAGATGCCTTGTTCACAAAGGACAAAGGCAAAGTCTTTTCGTGTTTCGCTTGTGGGGGGGGGTCGTCAATGGGCTATAAATTAGCGGGTTACGATGTAATAGGATGCAACGAAATTGACCCACGTATGATGTACGCATATTGTCAGAACCACAACCCCCGATTCCCATTTCTTGAACCAATCCAAGATTTCAAGAACCGTGCCGACTTGCCGCCGGAACTTTTCAACCTTGACATTTTGGATGGTTCACCCCCTTGTTCTTCATTCTCCATTGCCGGAAGTCGTGAAGAAGCGTGGGGCAAAAAGAAGAAATTCCGTGAGGGGCAAGCCGAACAAGTGTTGGACACTTTGTTTTTCGACTTCATTGACCTTGCAAAGCGACTTCAACCCAAAGTTGTGGTTGCCGAAAATGTCAAGGGGTTGTTGACCGGAAATGCCAAAGCATACGTTTCGCGCATTTACGATGGATTTGAAGCAGCCGGATATTATTGCCAACACTTTCTTCTTGATGCGCAAACAATGGGCGTTCCGCAACGCCGTGAACGTGTGTTTTTCGTGTGTCTACGAAAAGACCTTGCCGAACCATTCTTGGTTGCTGATGGGCTTTTCGATGTCAAACCCGCCTTGACAATGAAGTTCAAAGAAGAACCCATTCCGATGAACCAAGTTGCCGATTTTTCCGGGCGTGAAGTTACTTCACCGGAAATGCGCAAGCGTTGGGAAAATCGCAAGTATGGTGATATTGATTATTCGGATGTTACACAACGTCTTTATGGACGTGATTTGACATTCAACACGCAATTCATCTACTTGGATAAGGTTTGCCACACGTTAACGGGTAAAGAGGATTCAGGCGTGTTTTTCGACCGCCCCGTGTTCCTTGGACAATCGGAAGTGTGTTCAATCGCAACATTCCCCCAAGACTATGACTTTGCGGGCAACAAACCACATTACATATGTGGAATGTCGGTGCCACCCGTGATGATGGCACAAGTCGCTTTGGCGATATGGGAACAATGGTTATCAAAAATTTAGCTATATTTGTAACACTATAAGACAAAAGAAAATGAAATACTTCTTTTATGACTTGGAAACAACAGGTGTCAACCCCGGCAAAAACGGGATTCACCAAATATCCGGTGAAATCGTCATTGATGATGTCACCGTGGAAACATTCGACTTTCATGTTCAACCCAACCCGCAAGCGGTGATTGAACAAGAAGCACTTGACGTTGCCGGAGTAACAAAAGAACAGTTGATGAATTACCCACCGATGGGCGTGGTTTACAATCAGCTTGTTCAAATGTTGGCAAAGTACGTCAACAAGTATGACAAAACCGACAAATTCCACCTTGTCGGTTACAACAACCGTGGCTTTGACGACAACTTCTTTCGTGGGTTCTTCTTGCAGAACGGCGACAAGTTCTTTGGGTCGTGGTTTTGGGCTGATTCGATTGACGTGATGGTTCTTGCGTCCGCATATCTTGCATGGACACGCCCCACGTTGCCCAACTTCAAACTTGCCACGGTTGCCGAAAGTATGGGTGTGGATATTCATGCCGGGCAATTGCATGATGCGTCTTTTGACATTGACATCACCAAACAGGTGTTCGACATAATCATGGGCAAACTAAGATGATAAACCGCCGGGAAAAACTATAAACCATTTAATCACATGAAGTATTTGAACAGACTTTCAACGCAAATCCACGAAAATGCCGTGAATCACGGATGGTGGAAAGACAAACCAACCATCGAACACAACTTGATGTTGGTTCTTACGGAAGTGTCCGAAATGGTGGAAGCACACCGCAACCAACGTTGGACACGATGGAATGCCATCAAACAGCGTGGCGAATTGCAAACGGGCAACGAAGATGTTAAGCAGCTTATTGCCCTTGAAAACCCTGATGGATTCAATGAACGCTTCACCACCTTGGTGAAAGATACCGTTGAAGATGAAATGGCGGATGTTTTCATTCGCTTGTTAGACCTTGCCGGGTCGCTTGGTATGGACTTTGAAAAACTAAGCGAATGCCGTTATCACCGTTCTTTTGAACATTTTTCGTTCACTGAAAACGCTTTTGCGCTTTGCAAAGGTTTGGTGCGTGAAAACATCAACATTTTCAAGCGCATTCAATTTGGCATTAGCTTTGTTCAACATTGGGCAAAATCGGAAAATGTGATGTTACATTTTCACGTCCGTGCCAAGATGCAATTCAACGTTTCACGCCCGTATCAACATGGTGGCAAACTTTATTAAGCAGCAATGAAGCAGAATCAAATTAAGGTTGGTGCCGATGGGTTTGTGTGGAAAGTTGTTGACCGCGCAACCGCCCGTGACATCTTGAACACCGGAATTTTCCAACTTTATGGTCTTTGTGACGATGATTCGGATTTTGAAATCAATTCCATCGAAAGAATGGAACACCACCTTGATTGTGGTGGTCAGGTCGGAATCGAAGTTGGATTCATCAATGAAATAGATAACTAATACACTATTAATCAACAAAATCATGTTACAACTTGAAGTTATCGGCAACATTGGCAACAATGCCGAAATTAAGCCAATCAATGGACAAGAATGCGTTTCATTCAACGTTGCGCATTCGAAAAAGGTCAATGGCGTGGCACACACGCAATGGGTGAACGTCCTGATGCGTGGCAATGGTGGTGGTTTAACCCAATACTTGACACGTGGCGCAAAAGTGTTCGTCCGTGGCAACATGGTGGTCAAGACCTACCAAGACAAGAATGGACAATTCCAATACGCCATCAACGTCTATAATGCAGAAGTGCAGCTTTGCGACCTCAAAGGTGGAAACGCAGCCCCGCAAGCGGTTCCCGTTCCCGCCCCCGCCCCAACCACCAACGAAGATGGTTTGCCATTCTGATGGAATACGACATCATTGTTGGCGTTGACCCTGATGTTGACAAAAGTGGGTTTGCCGTGTTGACAACGGCAACCCGCAATGTCACATTGCATTCGTTGACATTCCCCGAAATCGTGCGCAATGAGTTGCCAACCATCGGTGGAATATTGGAAACGGGTTCAAAGAACATCGTGGTCGTGGTTGAAGCATCATGGATTGTGCAATCAAATTGGCATTTGAACCCATTTGAGAAAAAACAACGCGCCGCCGCCAAAGGTTATGACGTTGGGCGCAACCACCAAGTTGGAAAGCTGATTGTTGAAATGTGCCGTTCAATGAATATTCCGGTGGTGGAACACATTCCATTGCGCAAGTGTTGGAAAGGCAAAGACCGCAAGATTACCCACGAAGAATTGATTCAGTTTTGCCCGGTCAACAAGGCAAGAACGAACCAAGAAGAACGTGATGCAGCACTTTTGGCGTGGTGTTTTGCCAATTTTCCCATCGAAATGAGGGTTAGTCAGTAACTTTTCAATTCTTTTTTTTGATAAAGCGTGTTTTATTGTAAGACACGCTTTATTTTTGCAGTTTGAAAAGTAACATTTATCATTTATGAAACCAATAGATTTCCCGCAATCCACGAAAGTGTTGCAAAAGCCATCGAATATGCTTAATTCGGAATGCCAACCGTTGCCGATTTGGAGTGATGGCAAAGAATGTGTGTCGTGTTGGCGACCAACCTTGAAAGAAAGATTCCGCATTTTGTTCACGGGCAAGGTGTGGTTGTCGGTTCTTTCAGGCGTAACACAACCACCCGTTTACATAACGGGCGAAAGAATGTTTGTTTTACCCCCTTTATTTGCCCGTGTACGCAATTCAGTGTCTGAAATGATAAATTCCACCACCCAAATATTCAACGCGCTTAAAAACGCCTTAAACCAACGCGACAAACAAATTCATTTGCTTTGTGGTTTCCTGATTTCCCTTGTGGTCGGTTTTTTTGTGCCTTGGTTGGGCTTCACCATCGGTGCAATCGCCGGGGCTTTGAAAGAATTTTGGGATTCCAAAGGACATGGCACGGTCGAAACAATGGATTTTGTGTTTACGTGCATTGGCGCAGCTTTGGCAATTGCCCCGTCATTAATACTTCACAACTTGATTTTCTGATGTTATGGCAAAGGTGATTGAAACAAGGCTTGAAAGCCTTATTCCGGACAACCACAACTTCAACAAAGGAACACAATATGGTGAACACCTGATGGATGAAAGTTTGCGGCGGTTTGGGCTTGGTCGTTCAATCTTGATTGACAAGAACAACAGGATTATTGCGGGCAACAAGACCACGGAAAAAGCCGCCGACATTGGCTTTGATAAAGTGTTGGTGGTTGAAACCGATGGCAAAACCCTTGTGGCGGTCAAGCGAAACGACATTGATTTGGATTCCAAGTTTGGTCGTGAACTCGCCCTTGCCGATAACGCCACCGCCAAAGCAAACATTGAATGGGCGGAAGAAGAAATTGCCAAGTGTGCAGAATCTTTTGACTTTGACCCCGGTGATTGGGGCGTTGCCCTTGACACGGAAGAACAACCGGATGATGAAGAAGAACAACCCAAAAAGGAAATTTCCACACGTTTGATTGTCGAATGTAAGGATGTTTCCAAGTTGTCAATGCTTTATTCGGAATTGCAAGACCGTGGCTTTGAAGTTGCACTAAAAGAGTGAATTAAGTAATTTTTTGACCCCTAAAAAGATTAATTCTTATGGGAATGAAAGGAAAATATAACAAGAAAACCATTGCCCGGATTTGCGACCTTATCCGTGCCGACACGTTCACGGTCAAAGAGATTTGCGAACAAGTTGGCATTTCGCAAAAAAGTTATTTCCAATGGATGAACGAACATGAAGAATTTGCCGCCGCCGTTGATGAAGCAAAAGAAGAACGCAACCAAATAATGTTGGTCGAAGCAAAGAAATCATTGCGGCGTAAATTGGTCGGTTATGATGCAAAAGAAACCCGTGTCGTCACAATCCCATCGAAAGAATTGGACGAACGTGGCAATCCCAAGCCACGGATAAAAGAACAAATCACCACCACCAAACACGTTGCAGCGGACACCGCGGCAATCATATTCACTTTGACAAATCTTGACCCGGAGAATTGGCGCAACCGTCAAAGCACGGAAATCACGGGCAAGGATGGCAAGGATATATTCGCCCAAAAGAACGATGATGAATTGAATGCCGAAATCGAAGAATTGAAGCGGAAGTTGGAGTAATGGACACCAAGGCGGAAAAGGTAAGATTGATTAAGGCAATGCAAGAACGGCTAAAACGTGATAGTCGTTCCGACTTGTTGCGCTTCACCTTGTCCACGATGCCCACGTTTCGTCCGGCAGCGTTCCACCGCCGTTATTATGGGGTGTTGACAAAGTTTGCACATGGCGAAATTACCAAATTAATGGTGTTTATGCCGCCACAACACGGCAAAAGCGAGGGTTCAACCCGCCGTTTACCCGCGTTCCTTTTGGGCGAAAACCCCGACCGCAAGTTGGCAATTGTATCATACAACGCGCCAAAGGCACGTAAGTTCAACCGTGAAATCCAACGCATTATTGATTCACCGGAATACCACGACATATTCCCCGAAACGTGTTTGAACGCTTCAAACGTCACAACCGTGGCGGGGTCATGGTTGCGCAATGCCGATGAATGTGAAATCGTTGGGCGGCGTGGCGGTTTCAAAACCGTTGGTGTCGGTGGCGCATTGACAGGCGAACCCGTTGACATCTTAATCATGGATGACATTTACAAAGATGCCAAAACCGCATGGTCGCCAATCGTGCGTGAATCGGTTTCCGATTGGTATGACACCGTTGCCGAAACACGTTTGCACAACGATTCCCAACAACTGATTGTGTTCACACGATGGCATGAAGATGATTTGGCGGGCAAGTTATTGCGCGAACAAGGTGTCTATGATGCCGTTGAAAACCCAAATGGGTGGGTGGTCGTGGTGTATCAAGCCATCAAAGTTGGCGCACCAACGGACTACGACCCACGCCAAGAGGGTGAAGCACTTTGGGAAGAACGCCATTCACGTGAAAAGCTATTGCAGACACGCAAACGCAATCCACAAGTGTTTGAATCGCTTTATCAGCAAGACCCACAACCCCGCGAGGGTCTTATGTACGAACTTGGTTTTGTAGAATACGAAATCAAGCCCGCAACGAAATACACATTGCGCAAATGCTATGTGGACACCGCCGACACCGGGGCGGACTTCTTGTGTGCAATCGTGTATGATGAAACGGAAATTGGCAATTATGTCCGTGATGTTCTTTACACAACACGTCCGGTGGAGTACACCGAACCCGCCCTTGCCAAGATGTTAACCAAATGGGCGGTGAACGAATGTATCATTGAGGGCAACAACGGCGGACGTATTTTCAAGAACAACGTGGAAAAGCAATGCCGATTGTTGGGCAATGCTAAGACACGCTTTTCGTCATTCCATCAAAGCGAAAACAAGGATGTCCGGATTTACCAAAATTCCGCAATGGTGCAGAACTTGACATTCATGCCCGCCGGATGGAAACGGACACACCCGGATTTCGCCAAAGCACTTTGCGGTTACTTGAAAGCCGGGGGCAATGAACATGATGATGCACCGGATGCGTTGACCGGAACAATCGAAAAGCGAAAGAAGCAGCAGCGCACCAAGGTTGCAGACCTATTTGGATAATACACTAATAACCCATCATAAGATGAAAGTAATTGACATCATTAAATCAGAGAATCCGACCGACCAAATTGAAGAATTGAAGTCGTGTCGCTACATTCCACAACCTGATGTGGAACACGCAAGGAAAGCCCTTGACCCAAAGTTGCACGACATCAACGACCCCATTTTGCGCAAGGACAAAAAGGTTCGTGTTGATGCCGATGATACGCAAGAATCGGATTCGGCAAAAAAGGTCATAACCACCGATGGCGAACAATACCAAACGCGCACGGAAAAGGTTGCCCGCATTGCCGTGGCATTGCAAAAGCTGATTATCAACCGCGCCGTGTCGTTCACCTTTGGCAACCCGCCGTTGTACAACGCAAGTCCGGAAGATGAAGCGCAAGAACAAGTCTTGAAAGCCCTGAAACGTGTGCTTTATGACATCAAAACCAATTCGATGAACCGCAAGATTGCCCGTTCCATCTTTGGTTTCAAGGAATGTGCGGAATTGTGGTACCCGGTCGAAAAGCAACACAACAAATATGGCTTTAATTCCAAATACAAGTTGCGTTGCGCAATCTTTTCACCCGCCTTTGGCGACACGCTTTATCCATACTTTGATGAAACGGGCGACATGATTGCCTTTTCCCGTTCATTCAGCCGCAAGAACGACAAAGGTGTGTCCATTGATTACTTTGAAACGTACACGGACGAAGAACATTGGCTTTGGCAACTCAAAGGTGGAACAAGTGGCGTTGAAGTGGTTGAAGGATTTCCAAAGCCCGTCACCATTGGCAAAATTCCGGTTGTCTATGGACACCAAGCCAAGTTTGAAACGGAAGATGTTGACCGCCTGATTGACCGCCTTGAACTTCTTCTTTCAAACTTTGCGGACACAAACGATTACCACGCAAGCCCGAAAATCTTTGTCACCGGACAAATCAATGGTTGGGCAAAGAAAGGTGAATCGGGTTCAGTCATTGAGGGTGAAGATGGCGCAACGATGCAATATGTGTCGTGGCAAAATGCACCGGAATCCGTCAAACTTGAAATTGAAACGCTTTTGAAGCTGATTTACACCATCACCCAAACACCGGACATTTCGTTTGATTCAGTCAAGGGCATGGGTTCAGTTACGGGCGTGGCACTGAAACTTCTTTTCATGGATGCGCACTTGAAAGTTCAAGACAAATGCGAAATCTTTGATGATTTCTTGCAACGCCGCGTCAACGTGATTTTGGCGTATATTGCCCAATTCAACACGTCATTGGCAGCAGCTTGCGACAGCATTGAAGTTGAACCGGAAGTTCAACCATACATGATTACAAGCGATTTGGATGACTTGAATTATTGGTTGACCGCCAATGGCAACCAACCCGTGTTGTCACAAGAAGAATCCATTGAACGTGTGGGTTTGTCAAAGAACCCGGCGGAAACAATGAAGAAGATTCAGGAAGAAAGCGCACGGAACAATTCGTTCAGTATTGCCGAACCCGTTATTGATGCGTAAAAGTCATGAAACGGTTCTTCACTTGCATTGCGGTGGCAACCCTGATTGGGGGTTGCTTCACCGCGTGTGATGATTGCAGCACCGTCAATGGATATGTGGTTGGTAAGACACACCAAGCCGCCCACACTTATGTCCGTTATGATGCAGTGTTGCACGTCAACACGATTCATCATTACCCGGAACAATGGATTCTTTTTGTTGCTGATTCAATCCGCGTCCGTAATTGTGCAGTTACCCAAGACACTTATTTGGCAGCGCACCACGGGCAGAAAATCAGGCTAAAATTAGACACTAATGGCAAAGAAGCAGAAAATAAATAACAACCCAAATGGGTATTCTTGTAAGGATTGTGCCAACTCAACAGATTGGCAAAATATCGGTGCCGATGGTCAACCCATTTTGTGCCGTTGCAAGCACCACGAATGGTGCAGATTCTTAAAATACGATTTTTGTGAACACTTCATTTTGAAAAACTGATGGCAAAGAAGCAACGGAAAGTCAAAGCGTTTTCAATCCAAGGGTTTGACGCGGCGCATTACAAGACAACGGAACAATATGCCAATGCCGTTGAAACCCTTTTTGACCGGGCAACCGCCGAAATCGCCAAAGCAGCAGCGGCGGGAACTTACGACCCCGACAAACCTTTTTCGTTTGCCGATTACCCCGGCATGAACAAAACCGTTCAGAAAGTTGCATCACAACTTGCGGGTAGCATCATCGTGGTTATTGAATCAGGGTCAAAGAAACAATGGCTTTTCGCTTGCAAAAAGAATGATGCGTTCTTGTCGTCTATCATGGACACGTCAAAGGTGTCAAAGGCACGTTTGTCTAAAATGCAAGACCGCAACTTGGATGCGTTAAGCAGCTTTCAGGAACGAAAGGTGGATGGAATGGATTTGTCGCAACGTGTGTGGAAATACGTTGGGCAATACAAAGAACAACTTGAATCCGCCCTTGATGTGGGGTTGGGTGAGGGTCGAAGCGCACAACAACTTGCCCGTGATGTGAAACAGAACTTGCGCGACCCAAACCGATTGTTCCGCCGTGTCCGTGATAAGCGTGGAAACCTTGTGTTGTCAAAGAATGCACAGGCGTTCCACCCCGGTCGTGGTGTTTATCGTTCAAGCGTCAAGAACGCACAACGATTGACACGAAGTGAAATCAACATGGCTTATCGCGAAAGCGATTATCAGCGTTGGCAACAACTTGATTTCGTGGTTGGTTTTGAAATCCATCGTTCCAATCACGAACCATTGTGCAAATGCAAGTTGTGTGAACGCCTGAAAGGTCGTTACCCAAAATGGTTCAAGTTCAAAGGATGGCACCCGCAATGTATGTGTTATTGCACCCCCATATTGATGGATGAAGAAACCTTTGATGAAAACGAATTGGGCGACCTTAAAGCCGCACTTTATGGAACGGAATATAAACACAAAACCGCAAAGAATGCGGTGATTGACGTGCCTGATGATTTCAAAGCATGGGTTAAAGAAAATGTTGATGCACAAGAAAATTGGGGTTCAACCCCGTATTTCATCAAAGACAACTTTGTGGATGGTTCGTTGGCGAAAGGATTGAAGCAAACGCCACAAGTCGTTGACCCGCTTGCAGCTTTGCGCCCGGCAATAGAAACGACACGTGCATTGATTGATGAATGGGGGCTTATATCCAAGCAATATTTTGAATCATTGATTGAAAAACAAGATATTCCCGGCATTCAACGTGCAATTCAGAATACGCAACAAAGCGTTGACAAATTGAATAAAGATAGAAACCAATTCCACGTTGATGCACAAGCATTGTTCAAAGAAATCAGTGATTCGGGGTTAATCATGGTCGGGAAGAAAGAATATAACACGTTATATGATGATTACACATATTCTTTGCAAGACAAAAAGTGGTTCACGTCAAATCAATGGCGATTGCGCCAAGATATGTTGGCGTTGCGTGAAGCATTTGCCAAGGAAAAGCAAAAGTTGGTAAACAAAGAGCAAAAGAAGCAATCCGACCAAGATGATAAACAAGCGATGGCGGATTGGTATGCGCGTTCCGCAAAAGCAACGGACATTGTGCGTTCAACCGATGATGCGTTTATTGAATCGTCACTTGGAATAACCAAGGGCGTTGCAATGACTTTCGATGAAGCCAATTCAAATCGTGGCAACCCGCTTTATGCAAAAAAATGGATTCCGAACCCCAATGGGGCTTATTCTAACAGCAAGGGCGATAGATTTGACAAGAACCCCGCTTATAAAAAGCAATACACCATCAATTGCCAAACGTGTGTGGTTGCCCACGAGTTGCGCCGCCGCGGGTTCGATGTGCAAGCCCGTGGATATTCCAAAAAAGACCTTTTGGCGGTTGCGCTTGCCCGTCATACTGAATTGGCGTGGCTTGACGCGAATGGTAACGTTCCGGCATCTAAGATTACAAAGGGGTTGACGGTACAAGCCCACGTTGAAGATTTGAAACGCTTCACCGCCGAAACAGGGCGATATAATATTCATTGGAAATGGGCGGGAACGCATAATGGTCACATTATTACGTGTGAACGGTTGTCCGATGGAACGTTGCGCATTTACGACCCGCAAACGGGTGCAATTGTAACCGATGCGCAAGATTACTTAAAGGAAATGTCAATTCCTTATGGTGTCTATGTGTTGCGCGTTGACAACTTGAAATTCAATACCTATTACACTGACCGTTTGATTGGCAACAAGCAAAAGCGAGGGCGCAAGAAGTAATAAAACACCCCTACAATATCCCATTGTAGGGTAATGTAGGGGTGTTATAAATTTATTCGTTTGATATACGATGTTTAAGCAACCATTGTTCCAATTCGGCGCGGTTGAAGTAACACAATTTTCCCGTTGGCTTGTAATGCGGAATTTCGCCCGTCATTGTTAGCTTATACAGGTAACTTTTAGATATACCCATATATCTTGCGGCTTCATCACTTGTTAGCACTTCTTTGGTGCAAAAGATTATGTTTGCCGTTACTTGGTCGGCAAATATTTTTAGTTGTTCTTCTGTCATTGTTATGCGAAATTTAAGTTCAAATTAAGTCAATTTAAGTCAATTTTAAGTCTGCAACGATTTGTTTCCATTCCCAATTTTCGGCTTGGCGGGTGCTTTTCCCGTCATACAACACCATGATGGGTTCACCGATGCACGGGCATTCGGTTTCGTCATTCATTGCGGGGGCAAATACTTGATAACTTTGCCATTCACCAACGTATTCAGCCGTGTCAAACCCGAATGATTGGGCAAGTTCGATGATTGTTTTGTTTGGTTTCATAATCTTTGTTTAATGCAGGGGATAACAACGTGTTACCCCTTGCAAAGTTAATAAATAATCGGTTAATTATCCGGTTAACCCCGGTTAATTAATTGCTTCTTTCGGTTCAATTTGCCCTTGAAGATTGAACACTTTTCGTTCCTGAAAGGGTTGTCCGGACTAAGGTGGAATTGCCACAATTCTTCTTTGGTGATTCCAAGTTCGTCCGGCGTGAACACGTCAAATATGGCAGCAATCGAACCAAAGTAAAAGTGGCATTCATAAAGATTTCGTTCACCACCCATGCAAACGTGAATAATCGTGTCCGGGCGTTCCATGTCAATCGAATTTGAAGTATTCGGCGGGGTCGTTGAACGCAGCTTTTTTTACGCGGCGATAAAACGCTTTGCAGATTGAACGAATACGACCAAGGTGTTCATGTGGATTCCAATGCCAATCGTGCATCACTTCATTGTTGGCGGCGTAAATACCCCCTTGGTTGTGTTCCTTGTGCAAGAACGCAACAATGTGTCCGTCCTTGATGAAAACACCGTCTTGAACGCCATTGCGGGGCTTTTCGGGGTACTTCATCAACGTGCAAGTGGCATAATAATCCACGATACGTTTTTGTTGTGCCAAAGCAACACGGATTTTTTCTTGTTCGCTTGTTCTAAATTCCCAAAGCGATTTGGCGACCTGATGGCGTAATTCGGTGATGTTGATTGGTTCTTTGCCCGTGGCGATTGCATAAGGCATCAACCCATCAACGAACATACGCACGGCGCGAAAGAAGTGGTTCTTGTCAACAACCTTGTTGTAAAGGTCGGTTAAAAACTCGTCCGAAAGATTGAATCTTTTGGCAAGTGCTTCAATTCTTGAATCTTGTTCCATAATTGTATTGATGTTAATAATATTCGTGGGGAAATCGCAATGCGTGATTACGATTTTGAAGTTCTTGTGTTCATTGGCAACGAAGTACGGGCAACGGCGGCATTGGTGTGAACCGCAAATGATTGGTTCTTGATGGGTTCGTTGGTCAATCCAAACGAATATTTCCTTGAACCAATCCGGACACGATTTTGCCGTGTAGGTTTGACCAAACGGGCATTCGGTGTGCAACCAAATGGATGATTGCATGATTTCGTGATTAGATTCCATAATGCGATTTAATTGATTGATAGATTTCCGTTAAAGGTGCAGCCACCAAGTGTTGTTTTAGGTAGTAATACATTTCACCACCTGATGAACCGGATTCAAACCATGTCTTTGCGTCCGCCCATTGCAGCCAACCAAACGCGGCGTTCCGGTCGTAACGTTCCGCAATTTCGTCAAGTGTAACCCGGTGCATTGGTGATTTGCGCACCATCGTGGCAACCGTCAAGTAAAAGTTTGCCAATTTACGGGTTTGTCGGTTGTTATTCTTCATTGCCTTGCAAGTTATGGTGATTGTGGTGGTTCAATGCCAAGAAGATTTTGAAAAGTGAATCCGTTGTCAAGCCACGTCCATTGATAGACTTGTCAAGTTGGTGACATCGGATGGAAAACGTTGCTCCATCATGTTCAATGCGCAACGATTCGGGTTCAATCACCAACCCGTTCAATGTTGCAATGACATAATTTGTGCAGAACAGGAAAGAACCACCAAATGGAACGCCATAAACGTTGTGTAAGCGGTCAATGATGCTTGGTTAAGGTTTCTTCTTGCCGACCCATACAAAGCCATTAAAGCGGAAAATGAAATATCTTTGAATGTCGTGGTAAGATTGAAACGGCGGAGATTGAAATAATTACTTGCCATGTTCTTTGTCAATTAATTCGATGATGGTAATTTGTTTGTAAATCTTTGCCACATACGCCGGGCGCAAGCTGATGGCAACATTGACATCACCACGAAATTCAGGAATCAAACGTGATATTTGAAACATTTCGTCCGGCAAGATGGAATGGTTGGCACGTCCACAACGTGATTCAATCAACTTGTCACAATCACGGGCGTAACGGAACAGGGCGGAAAAGATGATTTCACACATATAAACGCAAGCCACCATTTCCAACCAATCGTCAACAACACCGGGGCGTTGCTTGCGAATGGTGGTTTTGATTCCCTTGTATATTCCGGACAACAACCGTTTCGATTCTTCTTCAAATTGAATCATGTGGTCAAATTCCTTATTGCGAGAATCCAAGTCAATGAAGCGTTCACGATAGGAATCGAAGCGTTTGCGCAATTCCCGGATTGCCCGGCATAGTTTCTTTGTTTCGTGGATGCGCAACGATGCACAAAGATTCATCATTGAATCGGCATAATCCCAAGCAACTTCAAAGATGATGTAAGGCACATAAGACACGCGAAACAGGGTTTCACGGTCAAAGGCATCTTGGATGGTTTGTGGTGTGACTTGCCGAACCCCTATTGGCAACGATGCGTTGACAACAGCTTGCATAAGTTTTGCCCCGCGTATCATTGTGGTTCCTGATTTTGGGGGTTCACCATGTCGTTCTTTTGGGTGGTCGTGTCCAAGATGTTTTGCACGATGGCTTTTGCTTGTTCGATACCATCTTTATATCCACGCGCATATTCGGTGGATGTCGAAAGATAGGCGGTTGAAGAATCCACCCATTTCTTGATTTCTTCTAATGTTTGACTAATCATTATTGCGAAAGTATTTTAATTGTTATTGATTCCGACTATAAACACACAATTCTTGTCCGCAAGAACTTGGCGACACGCCCCAAGAGTTGAACCCGTGGTCAAGATGTCGTCAAAGACAATGACATTCGGTTCTTCAAAGGTGTATTCCAATTTGAACACCGGGTTGATACGTTGGCGGTTCTTGGCGGAAATCACATTGTCGTAAAATGGGATGTTCAAGCGTTGTGCAATTATTGCAGCGGTTGCCGATGCAAAATTCATTTCCTTATGGCGGCGTTTGGGAGTGGTGACAATGCACCAACCACCAAGGTGGCGCAATCCAATCACACCAACGTGTTCTTTGTTGGCGTTTACGATGATGAAGCGGAACGGGGATTGTTCGTGTGCTTTGCGGGCAAGACCCTTGGCGGCGCACACGCTTGCAAGATGGCGGCGATTTGCAACCGCGATTGCTTTGGATGATTGGATGTTGTTATTCATTGTTGCGAAAATTTTGTTGGGGATGCCCCCGGTTAAACATTATGTCTTATAGTAAGACACTGCAAAGTTAATTGTTATTTTGAAAATAACAAAGTAAAAGGCAAGAAAATGTGCATTTGCAGTGCAAAAAAGATGCAAATGTAAATAACGCGAAAATAACTTTTGAAAAATTTTGGTGTTTCATAGTGTTACATTCCGTATCTTTGCACCGATTTGATAACTATAAAACTCAACATTCAATGACATTACAACAAATACTTGCATTACTGATGGCGAAGTTCACAGGCGTGCGACGTGATGGATTGACGCAATTGGCGCGAGTTATCTTGCTACAAAACGCGACAATCGAAGATGCACAATCAGCGGTGGATAAGTTGACCGATGCGCAAGTCAATCAGTTCATCAAAGATTATCGTGCTGATGTTGACAAGGAAGTGTCCGACAGCAACAAGACTTATGACGCTAACTTGCGTAAAAAGTATGACTTTGTTGACAAGAACAATCCCGAACCCGGCGGTGATAATCATGGCAACAAGGACAAAAAGGACGACAACAATGGTAACAAAGACCAAGCGACCCTTATTCAAGAAGCGGTTGCAGCAGCTTTGAAGCCCATTCAAGACCGTCTAACGCAGTACGAAAAAGCCGATGTTGACAAGTCAAGGCTTCAAAAACTGAATGATGCG